AAAACAACGCAAAATAACTTTTTGACATAAAAGCCTATATTTTAACATTTTTTTTTGTAATTTTAGGCTATGGCAAAACACGATATAATAGAAGAGCAAAAAAACAACGTACACGATATTGAAGAGCTAGCCTACTTTGGCAGTTTTCAAAAAGCCAGCAACTTACTAATTAACTGGCAAGCCAAAGCGCAAAAAGCAAACAGCGAAAATACTTTAAAAGAGCTTACAGCGTGCGCAGACGCGCTAGCTAGAATAGGCATATATGTTAGTCAAATGCAAACCAGGCAGCGCGAATACGACGTACAGCTAAGTAGGTTTAGGGTAGCCAAACTAGAGGCAGACGCAAAAGCTGAAAAAGCAATACAAGACTTAGAAGACTATAAACTACAATTATGAATAAAAAAACCGAATACCAAATAACGTTTTACTCGCTAGTAGCTATACTTATAACTATAGCGTATTTAATATTTGACAGCTGTACGTCATGACTGAATTACAGCTACTTAAAAACGAGCTAAAAGACATACAGTATCTTTTAACGCAAACCCAGCATATAAGCGCTGGCAGCTTTGAGTTTAGAGCCAAAGCCTTAAAGCGTTTAGAAGAGATAAAAACAATACTTAAAGACTTTAAATAATGTATCTACCAATTTTACACCCTTGCCCAGTATGTTTAGGTATATGCCTAGCGACATATTTAATACTTAAAAAAAATAAAAAGAAATGAAACATCACGCTATAGAAAACGAAACATTTGACGCGTATAGAAAACAACAAAAAGAAATACAAAAGTCTATACAAATACTAAAAAAGCATAACTATAAAATTTACAAAAATAAAAATGAAGAGCTATAAAATAGAATACCGCTATTTAGCCTTTGGGGGTCAAGACCTAGAGGGTTACGACTACGACATAGTAAACGTAAAGGCTATAAGTCCTAGCCAGGCTTTAAGGCTAGCAAAAAACGAGGCACCCTTTAACGCAAAAGACTTTCAAATACTGAATTAATGAAAAACGAAATACAACTACTAGACGGTAATTTTTACGACAAAAGCGAGCTATTAAATAAAATGTACGACGACGAGTTTTACTACGGCGAGCTGTCAAAACTAGCTTTAAGTAGCTCTAGTCTTAAACTACTTTTAGACAGTCCGAAAACATACTACTACGTTACTAAGTATGCAAAAAACGAAACGACCGCGGCATTACGCGCTGGTCATCTTTTCCACCTGGCAATTTTAGAGCCTACAAAATACGACAAGATCAAATTTGTTGAGGTCCAAAGTAGAAACAGTAAAAAGTTTAAAGACGCTGTCGAAGAGTTTGGCGACGTTTATACCGCAAAAGAGCGCGACGAAAACAATAGGCTTATAGACGCTATGCTTAAAAACCCTACGGCCCAGGAATTAATAAGAGACAGCAAAAGCGAAGTACCACAAATAGGTAATGTACTAGGCATGCCGTTTAGAGGCAAGGCCGACATATTAAAAAACAAAGGCGGTATCGTAGACTTAAAAACTACCCAAGACGTACAGCATTTTGACAAAAGCGCTTTTAAATATAAATATCACTTACAGGCCGCAATTTATATAGACCTATTTAGCACGCCAGAAAAACCGCTAACGCATGAAGACTTTACGTTTTTATGTATATCAAAAAATAATTTAGATATAGGCGTCTGGCGCTGTAGTGAAGCGTTTGTTGAATACGGCCGTCAGGAATTACGCAAAGGCATAGACTTATATAAAACTTATATACGTGAAGACTTTGACATAAACGACTATACAATACAAGGCACGCTATAATGGAATTTAAAAGCAATTTCGAGTACGACTTAAAAGTCGGCCAGGTAAAAGAAAAACAGCTAGCCGACATACTAGAAAATAAAACCATTGAAGTAAAAAGCTGTATAGAGGCAGACTTTAATATATTTGTAGAATACGAAAGCCGCGGCAAGCCGTCTGGCATAAACAAAAGTAAAGCTAACTATTATTGCTTTGTACTAAAAAACGTATTTATATTAATATCACTAAACGACCTAAAAAAGAAATGCGCGCCTTATATGAATACAAAACGTAATGTAGTAGGCGGCGACAATAATACGTCAAAAGGCATACTACTACCAATTAGAGACCTAAAATAATGAAAACAAAAAAATCGAAGTGGAGTAAAGTCAAAGGCAAATGGGTTAATTTAGAAGACATAAGCAAAGCTGCTGGCAACCCTAGGCCTATAAAATGCAGCGAGTTTTCACAAACTTATAGCTATGCACGTACAAACAAAAAATCTAACTACATACCAGACCATTTGCATAAAAAATAATGAGACGCAAAAAACTAACCCAGCAAAAACGTATAGAAACCCTAGAGCGAGTAGTCGCCCAGCTATACGTTAAAATCGAAACCTTACATAATATAGTTAAAAAACTTACGCATGAACAACCACAAGAAAATAGCTGACCTAGTAATTGAGTATACAGGCATAGACATATACAGTAATAGAAAAACCCAAAACATAGTAGACGCTAGAGCTTTATTTGAGTACATAATGAAACACGACTATAACGCTACTTATTCTAGCCTGTCGGATCACTACAGAAAAAACGGCAAAGAGCGCAAGCATAGCGTAATGATATATAGCGTTAGAAACTTTGAAAACGAAATACGACACAGGCGTAAAGACTATAACGAATACTACCAAAATATACTACAGACAGACATAACAGTAAAACAATACAAAAACGCTTATAAGCTAATAACCGAAAACTTAAAAAACCAAAAACAACTACGCAAAATACGTAAGTATATTACAGAGGTTTTAGAAGAGCAACCTAAAAACTAAAAACAACCGTTATATAAGTATGGTAAGAGACACAAAAGACAGTAAAAAAAAGATGCTAGAGGCCCTAGAGTTTAATTTAGGCATAGTATCTACGAGCTGCGCAGTCGCAGACGTAAGTAGAGCAACCCATTACCGCTGGCTAAAAGAAGACGAAGACTACAAAGCATACGTACAAAACATACACGAAGCTGCTATTGACTTTGTAGAAAGTAAACTATACGAAAAAATAAAGGACAAAGATACCGCGAGTATTATTTTCTATTTAAAGAGCAAAGCAAAGCACCGCGGCTATGTAGAGCGCCAGCAAATTGAAGTAGGCGAGACAAAAGAGTTTACAGTCAAAGTTATAGAATAGTGCAAATAGATACTAACGTCGTCTGGCGGCACCTAGAAGAGACAGACAAAAAAATAGTTATATGCCAGGGCGGTACACGTAGCGGCAAAACTTATAATATATTACTATGGCTTATATTTTCTTACAGCCAAAAGTATACAGGCAAAACCATAACAATATTTAGGGCAACGTACCCAGCTTTACGCGCTACAGTCATGCGCGACTTTTTTGACATACTAAACAAATACGACTTATACAACGAGGCAAAGCATAATAAAAGCAATAGCGAGTACAGGCTCAACGGCAACCTATTTGAGTTTGTAAGCATAGACCAGGCCAGCAGACTAAAGGGGCGTAAAAGAAACATAGCCTTTTTAAACGAGGCTAACGAGTTAAGCTACTCTAGCTATAGCCAGGTTTTATTTAGGACCGTAGGCACCGACGGCGCCCCAAGTCTAATACTAGACTATAACCCCAGCGACGAGTACAGCTACATATACACAAAAGTAAAAACACGCGAAGACGCCGACTTTCACATAACTACATACAAAGACAATAAATTTTTAGAGCAGACACTTGTAGACGAAATAGAGCGCCTAAAAGAAACTGACGAAGACTACTGGCGAGTATACGGCCTGGGTCAAGTAGGACGCAACCGCGCTACTGTATTTAAGTTTAACGAGTGCGACGAAATACCAGACAGAGCCAAACTAATTGCCAGGGGTCTAGACTGGGGGTTTGTAAATGATCCTAGCGTTTTAGTAGCGACATACGTACTAGACAATAATATGTATATAGACGAGCTATTTTATAAGTACGGCATGACAAACAGAGACATACACAATGAATTAACAAAATTAAACTTAACGCGTGCGGACCAGATATTCGCCGACAGCAGCGAGCCAAAGAGTATAGACGAGCTGTACCGCTACGGCTGGAACATTAAGGCAGCGACAAAAGGCAAAGACAGTATTATGCTAGGCATTGACTTAATGAAACGCTACAATATATTTATAACTAGCCGCAGCGCAAACACTATACAAGAATTTCGTAATTACAAATGGCTAGAAGACAAAAACGGTAATTTGCTAAATAAGCCAGAAGACCGTAATAACCACGCAGTAGACAGTACGCGCTATAGTATTTTTACTAGACTGTCTAGGCCAAACGTAGCTAGGTACGCTATAAGATAAAATTTGTATATTGCATAAATTTACGATATGAAGTTGCTCGAATTATTTGCAGGTACACGATCAATAGGCAAAGAGGCAGAAAAACTAGGTTTTGACGTTTTCAGCTCTGACGTAAACGCTTTTGACGGCATTGACTACGTTACTGACATTTTAAATTTTAACATAAATAAACTACCCTTTAAGCCTACAGTAATTTGGGCAAGTCCACCCTGTACTACTTATAGCGTCGCAGCGCTATTTAGACATAGAGACGGCGTAAAACCAAAAACTGAAGCAGCCAAACTAGGCGATAAAATAGTCATCAAGACTATAGAAATAATTAAAGAGTTACAACCTAAATTTTACTACATAGAAAACCCTAGAGGCATGCTACGTAAAATGCCTTTTATGTCTGGCCTACCTAGAGCTACAGTTTGGTATTGTAAGTACGGCGACCATAGGGCCAAACCTACAGATATTTGGTCCAATAATATATTTAGCCTTTTTAATACTAACGGCTGGCAGCCTAGGCCTGAATGTTTTAATGGCAACTTAAAATGCCACCACGATAAACAACCTAGAGGCTACCACGCGAAAAAAGCAGCTAACGCTCTAGGCAAAGGTACGCAAGGCCTAGATAACAATTATGAGCGTAGTCGCATACCTATTGAATTGTGCCGCGAAATAATGCAAAACAGCAAATAACTTTATAGACATTTTGTTTATAAGTAAATTAATTGTATATTGCGTTAATTAATAAATAAAAAACGATATAATGAAAACAAAAAACGAGTACACTAACACAAAGCTAGTAAAAGCTATTGCGAATACACTAGGCGATAATTTCTTCTTATGTGATATGATAGACCAAGAAGAGCTACATAACCTACAAAGCAAACTTTCTACTATAATTTGCGAATATTCTAACAATGAAAATTCTTTAGCGCTAGCTATAACAAAGCAATTACCTAAGACTTTTTATACTTCGTATACTGACGAGCAATTTGCTATAAGATAATGAAAAACTACGACTACAAAGAGTTAATTAAAGACGCCGAGTTTGAAGTACAGTATTACGAAAGCGAATACAACAAAGTAGAGGGCAGACTGTTTAGAGCAAAATTAGCTTTAGAGCAGTTACAAATTAGACAAGCTCAAAACGAAATAGTATAAACATAATTTTAGTTTAGTTTAGTTTAGAGGCAGCCGAGAGGCTGTCTTTTTTTATGCTCACAATTTTAGTATTTTAACGTTATATAATAAACCCTATAAAAATGAAAGTAGAAATAAGAGTACCGACAAGCCTAGCAGACATACCGCTGCATCAATACCAACGCTTTATAAAAACGTTTGAAAATACAGACGACATGACAGAGGCATACGCTGGTACTAAAATGCTAGAGATATTTTGCGGCCTAAAAACAGACGAGACTTTACAGCTAAAAGTAAAAGACCTAAAAACAATTACCAATAAATTAAATATAGCGCTTTCAGAAAAACCCTTACTAATTACTAGGTTTAAAATTGGCGGCACAGAGTTTGGCTTTGTACCCCAGCTAGACGACCTAACGTTTGGCGAGTTTGTAGACATAGAAAATAACATAGGCGACTGGGACAATATGCACAAAGCTATGAGCGTACTATATAGACCTATTACAGAGCGCATAGACAGCCAGTACCAAATAGAAGAGTATAGAGGCGACAGCTGGCACGACGCTATGCTGAATATGCCAGCAGCTGTAGCAATTAGCGCTATCAATTTTTTTTTTCTTTTAGAAAACGACTTACTAAAAGTTACGCTTCCTTATTCGAGCGAGACGACGACGGACAAAGTCCAGGATCAACAGCTGACAACTTTAACAGACAATGGGGGTGGTACCACAGCTTTATGAGTTTAGCAAACGACAAATTTTTAGACTTAGAAATTATAGCAAAAAAAAACGTACATAATTGCTTAACCTACTTAACATACGTAGGCCAGAAAAACAAAGTACAAGACATATACATAAAAAGTAAATTTAAAAAATAATGGCAAACAATGGCGCTAGAGCTTTTTTTTTAATGCTCGAAACAATTAAAAATACACTACTACAAGACAAAAACGTCAATACGGTTACCTATGGCGACTTGACAGAAATAGACCTAAGTAAACAAACTATGTTTCCTTTGTCGCATATTTTAGTAAACAGCGCTACAAACGACAGCCAGACAATGACTTTTAACGTTACTATTATAAGTATGGACGTAGTAGACATAAGTAAAAAAGACTTAAACAATATTTTTGAAAGGGACGCGCACGAACATTTTGTTTTGAATACGCAACTAGCTGTAGGCAATAGACTATACCAACTTTTGCATAATGGGCAAGTAAGGCTAGACGGTTACCAAGTAGACGGCGACGCAAATTGCGAGCCGTTCGTGGACCGCTTTAGCAACAACCTAGCTGGCTGGGCAACTACTTTCGACATAATGATAAAAAATGACTTATTTATATGTTAAAAAATGTAAACAAAGTATTTAACGCTTTAGGTATAAACGTCGTTTCAAAGGCAAAAGCAAACCTAGCAAAGAGCAACAGCTCTGGCGCTTTAGCTGACAGCCTAGACTATAAAATAGACAACAGCGACCCAGACAACCCAAGGCTAAATTTTTACGCCGAAGACTACGCAAAGTTTGTAGACTTAGGGGTCCAAGGTAACGACCCCCAGGCTATGCCGCAAGGCTCACTAGCTAGGTTTAATAAGGCCCCAAATAGTCCGTACCAATTCGGTACAGGCAGCTATAGTGGTAGCGGTAGTTTACGAGGCGCTATTGACAAATGGGTAGTACAAAAAGGTATACCAAACGTAAGAGACGAAAAAGGCAAATTTATAAAACGTAAAAGTTTAGTTTTTTTAATATCTCGCAGCATCTGGAATACTGGAATAAAACCTACATATTTTTTTACAGACGCCAAAAACCAATACAGTAGGGGCGTACAAGCTAAACTAGCTTTTGCCTATGCCAAAGACTTAGACAGCGAATTTAAAAACCAAAGAAAAAAACGAAAACGAAAATAATATAATGGCAACTTTAAGACCTTTACGAAGTCCTATAACAATAGGCAATACAAATACAACGAGCTACCCTTTTGGCTTTACGACGTCTAATATATTTATTAATGGGCAGCCGTCGCCTGTATTGTCATTACAGCGTACAGGTTTTTTAAACAATAATAAAAGCAGCTATTTTGAGTATGCCGAAATATTACGTAATTACTTAGACATAACATTTGACGGTACATACACTAGCCAAACTTTAGAGGTATCTATAGGCTTTGAACAATGGGACACTTCAAGCCAACAAACATTATTATTTAGTACGACTGTAGCTTTTGAGGGGGTAGCTGGCTATACAGACTATAGAGAGGGCGACAACGTAGAATACACAACAGACCAGCCAGCCATAAGCACGACAAATTTATATATACCAGACG